ACGACAAGCCTTACATCCGGCAATCGAGGAAGAATCGCTTTTGGCCCAAGGACAAAGTTCTGCCGCCCAAGCCGCTCAAACACAGCAAGACGCGGGCAGCATGGAAAGAACGCATGGGCCTGACGGAGAAGCAAGCCGCTATGCTGTCTGAGGAGACGATGCGGAAACTGAGCCATTGCCGGAGCGATGAAGCGCGGCGGCTGATATTGGGGGTGAGCAAGTGACAGTGTGGATAGTGGTGCTGTACAGCTTTGGCGAAGACCAAATCGCGGGCGTGTACTCTTCTCTGGAGTCGGCTGAGGCAAAACGAAAATTCCTGGAAGCCAACTTCCGAAAAGGGTGGGAAACAATCAGGGTGTACCAGTACGAGGTAGAGCCATGATTGGCCGTCGCCCCATCCTGCGCCGAGGGGAACCCACCGCTGCCGAGAAACAAGCAGCGCGTGTGGTGTGCTTTACCAAGGCTCACGGCAAGTGCTACTGGTGCGGTCGGTATGTGTCGCTTGAGGAAGGCCAACTCTGCCACGAGAAGGCTAAGCGACGGTTTGGTTGGATGGAGTCGGAGAACCAACGCCATCTTTGGGGTTGCATGGAGTGTCACAGCAAGAGCCACAACTGCGGAGGCAAGCCTTGTCCGTCCAAAGCATAGGGGAGGCCACCCTCGAGCTTCACATGAGAGCCTACGGCATCCATGCTGTGAGGGAACACGTCTTCCATCCCAAACGGAAGTGGCGTTTTGACTTTGCCATTCCCGACAGGATGATTGCCGTGGAAGTGGAAGGCGGAACGCAGTACGGCAAGAGCCGACACGGACACGGTGAGGGGTTTGAAAACGATTGCCGGAAATACAACGAAGCCGCCCTTATGGGCTGGCGTGTACTGAGGTTCACAACTGCAATGGTCGTCTCAGGCGAGGCGATTGACACCATCAAGGCAGCAATCAAAGGAGAGAGATGAATTTTGACGAACAAGCGGAAAAAGTGTTTCTCGATAGGGTGTACTTGAATTTTGCCAAAAGGATGAATTCAGACAGGATTTTAATTGGCAATATTGATATGCAAGTGTCATTGGCTCAATACGTTGCTGACGAGTTGGAATTCAGGTTGACGGCATGGTTCTTGTCAGGGCATGACGTTAGGTATCGAGAGGATGTCAAAGAGTATGATTTCCCCGCTTCATTGTGGCAGCACGTCAAGATGAAAATTGCGCCACGATGGGCGTTGCGGCTGTGGCCCGTCAAGATGGTGCAACGGTCAGTTGTGGTGGCAGAGCATACATACAACGTCTGCCCTCACGTCAAAGCAAACGAAGAATATCCACACATCTATTGGATGAGCAAAGGAGAGAGATGAGTAAATCCATCAACAGCGTAGCACTCTTGGGGAATGTAGGCCGCAACCCTGAAACCAAAACCCTGCCATCCGGCACCGTTGCCTCCACGTTCTCCCTTGCCACCACCGAGCGGTACAAGGACAAAGACGGCGAGTGGCAGGACGTGTCCGAATGGCACAACATCGTTTCCTACGGCAAGGTTGCTGAGGTCATCCGCGACTACGTTTCCAAGGGGAGCAAGCTCTACCTGCAAGGCAGGCTCACCACGCGCTCATGGGAAAAGGACGGCCAGAAGCACTACCGGACTGAGGTGGTGGTGAATGAGATTGTCCTGCTTGACGGCAAGGGAGAGAAGAAGCAGACCCAGGCACCGCAAGAAACGGTGAGCGACGATGATATTCCGTGGTGATGCAAACCATTTTTTGACATTTGCAAACCAAGTGGTATAGTTGGGGTGAAAGGGTCACATGGACAACTTGAAATGGCTTGACGGCAAGTGCATCAAGGCATCAGTGAAAGAGCCTGACGCGCTTCGCGAGGAGCCTGAAAACCAAAAGGTGCTGAGTGCGTGTCATGGGGCGTTCGGAGAAATCCGCATCCGGCTCAACTTGGGGTTCTATGGGCCAGGTACAGTGGAGAAGCCTAAACCGCGTTACTGGTGGGCATTGGGTGAATCCTGTACCCTTGTCTGCAAAGATGTGGACGTAGCCAACTGGTTTCGCGAACAACTCAAAGACTTTGTGCTTGGCTTGGATGGGGTCGTTCTGGAGGTCGAAGATGCGGATACTCAATGAGCGGTATGAAAACGGCGGGGAGTTCCATGAACTGCGGCAGGAGTTCCGCAAGCGGTCATTAGACGCACTCAGGAAGCGCGAAGGCATCGAGCCACCCATATATATTGATGGGCGGTGGATGTACAGAGACGCAGACGGCAACCCTACACCGTGGGCAACGGGCAAGGTCAAGCAGCCAAGTTTGCGAGAAATGGATGCGTTTTGGGATGGCGTGAGTGAGGGCGTGTTCCTTGCCAATAATTTCAAGGTGCTGGAAGTGGCAAATGATGGGGTTCCGCTGTCGAACGAAGTCAGAGACTTGGAGCGAGATGCCAACAAGTTTTTTATTGCCGAGCGTGTTTCGCATGGGGAAGAATCGAGTGCCAACCCGGAGTTCTCTCTAGATTCGCTTGACGACGACACGGTAGACGCGGCGTTGCAAACATTCATTCGGAAGGGGTCAAATGTCTGAGATTACCAAGGTTCCATCCGTTCTCACTGTGGTTGAGGATGGAGGCGAGTATGTGATTCGCGCTCATCGGGAAATTGGGGAGTCGATGGCAAAGACCATCCTTTCTCAGTTGAAAGAGGCGTATCGTGTGACGTACATCACAGACACCGACATGAAAGTGTTTCGAGCGGAAAAGGGGTCAAATGCTGGTCAAACTGTACGACCTGTGGCAGAAGCGCAAACACCGTCTCCGAAGAAAGAGCCGATTTCTGCACCCGTACCACATGAGCCTGTCCCCGCCTCAAGACGTATCATCCAAGACGAATCCGCTCCGCCTTCCCCAGAGTTGGTGGAAGAAAATTACGAAGCAATGATGCGCCAGCAAGAGCGTGAGGCGCAGGAGTTGGCGCGGCAAGACCAGTTCAACCGCCAGCAAGCCGTACCTCCTGAGGCTGTGGAGGAGGAAGCCCCCGTCGCAGAAACACCACGGAAGCGGACGCGGAACATTGCAACGCCAGGGTCGCCGTGTGGTCGCTGTGGCGGGGGTGGGTCAGTCATGTGTGATGATGGAGTCACTGGAGCTTGCCCGGTCTGTCAAGGCAAGGGCCAGATTCAAACGTGGGGCAGGGGACGCAGGTAATGAGTTGGCCTTCTCACAAAGGTACTGCGGCAATCAAAGCGTACCAGCTCATGACCGATGAAGAGAAACGGGCATGGCGGAACGAGAAGGCTAGGCTCAAAGCCGGAAACCTTTGCTCCAAGTGCAAGATTGGTCAACGAGCATCGACCATGACGCACTGCTTGAAATGCCACCGTGAATACCTCAAGGCAAACCAAGCAAAGTGGAAGCACAACAAAAAAGTCAAAGCAGCACTCAAACGGGCGGAGATTTATGGTGGTAAGTGTATCCAGTGCAATATGCCGATTCCGGTACCAATCACCAAGAATTTGTTTGTCAAGTTCATGTGTTTGGACTGCGACAAACTGCTTTGGCGCAAGTGCATTGACGAGCATTTGAGTGTGCGGTTCACCCGCAAAATGATGATTCGGGAGTGGAAGTTGAAGCAAGGCATCTTGCCAAAAACTGCATGGGCAACTTTGCCGGATAGGAACAAAAAGCAAACATGAACGTGCCAAAGTGCAAAAACCCGCAACACCCGCAAGGCGCACCGATGGAGATGCGGTTCCTTGAGGAGCAGGGTGGGGTCAACGTGTATGCGTGTCAGGTTTGCAAGGACGTGAACAAGAAGTTGAGCGTCCAGATGGTGTCGAGCGCGGCACTCAAGAAAATGACGCGGGACAAACTCAGGGCGGAAGGTCGGCTAATGACCGAGAAGCCCAAAACTATCAACCCTCAAATGCAGGGCCAGAAAAAGCAGTTGATTGAGTGGGATGACAGAAACCGCCGCTCCAAAGATGGCAAGTATGAGTTGGTGGTCTATCGAGACATGGGGTTTGGGGAGTTGCAAGTCCAGATGGCGGTCAATGGGGTGTTGGCTCCGATGATGGACGACCACATTGCCAGCCGGGAACAGTACCAGACTGACCAGCAGTATTTCTCACGACTGGCCGAGTCGAGCGAGTTGATGATTCACCTGTACGGGGATGCGCGGTATCCCCTATCCGAACAAGAGGTTCAACAGCGTCAGCAAATGACGTACTAGGAGGAAGCGTGGCTACATTGACACCGAGGAAACAGGGTCGCCAGTATACGGGCCAAGGTGAGGGGGAAATTCAGATGGTGGATGTCCCAGTGGAACACAAGCGATTTTCCGAAGCTGCCCGAACGTCATGGTTGCTGCGCGATGCCAAGGAAGCCGACATTCGCCAATTCTTCCGCGAGATTACGATTGCCGAAGGTCTGAGCCAGCTTGCCAGTGCGCGAAAAAACATTGAGATTGCGGCGGAGATTCTGAATGACCGCATCGGCAAAGAGCAGGAAGACGAGAAGTGTACGTCCTGCGATGGCCCTCCCCGCCAAAGCGGTATGTGGGTGATGCAGGGCGTGGAGAAAGACCCGGACACTGGACTCAACATCCCCTATCGGTATTGCAGCGTGGGGTGTGTACGCGACCGAAACCGCCGCAAGATGATGCCAGCAGGTTCCCCCAAGTTGCGTGAAGATGGACGCGAGTTTGGAGACATTGGATGACCCGACAAGAAGCTGTGATTCTATCAATTGAAAAACTGCGGCTTGCCCAAGGCGACATCATCATTGTCCACGCCGAAAAGGACATGGACACGCTGCTCGAAATGACTCAACAAGGTATTGGCTTCACTCCCTACCAAAACCCCGTCCTGTTCATCAAGGGCGGAATTGAGTCGGCATCCAAAGGCGACTTGCTTGATGCGCTTGCTGTGTTGGAGAAGACTGACAAGGCCAGCCAGATTATCACAAGGGCCAACTGATGCCGCTCAATTTAGAGAACTTCACAACGTTTGCCAAAAAGCTGAACATCCGTGACCGTGATACGGGCATCATGGTACCGTTTCGGCTTCGACAGCAGCAGTATGAAGTGATTGAGATGGCAAAGGAGCATCTGGCACGGAAACGCCGCCTCTACATGATTTTCCTCAAGGCACGGCGTGTTGGATTGTCCACCCTTGCAACGGCGTTGGGTCATGCTCACTGCACCGCGTTCTCATCGGCACAGGCCGGAACGGTGGCTCAAAACCGAGAAGTGGCTGTGGCAAATTTTGCTATGGCTTGCGGGTTCTACGAGGACATGGCCCCAATCTACGGCAACAGTATGCTCCGGCCAACGTCCAAGACTTTGACCTATCCGCACGACGAAGGCCGACCATCCACGTTCAAGCACTACACGGCTGCAACGGTGCATGGTGCGCGTGGTCTGACATTCTCCTCCCTTCACCTGACGGAGGCTGCGTTCTACCCGTATGAAGGCGCGTTCACGTCGCTGATGAATACGCTGTCCCGCGACCCCAACAACCAGTGCCTAATCGAAACAACCGCAAATGGCATGGAGGGGCCGGGAGAGTCGTACTACCAGTATTGGAACGCAGCAGTGGAGGGAGACAACGAGTTCCTTCCCATCTTCCTGCCGTGGTACGACGACCCCTCCTACGTTATGGACCCCGCTAGGGCCAAGGATGCCCCAAGGGACGAGTATGAGCGGTGGTTGATGAACGACATCAAGCACTGGAAGACGGGTAAAAAGGTCAAGATTGGCAAAGACCGCATAGCCTGGTTCCGCGAAACACTTTCGGCAAAGTGCGAAGGTGTCATTGAGGCATGGCGTGAGGAGTACCCATCAACCCCGGAAGAGGCGTTTGTTGCTACTGGCAACCCAGCGTTTACGGTTGAAGAGATGCAGTTTGCCGAGCAGTCAGTGACTCCGGCTCCGTTCCGTGGGCGATGTGTGCTTGAGTTGAGCCGCAAGTCCGGCATCCTTGAGAAAGACATGGACGGGCCGCTCGAAGTGTGGGAAGCACCACAACAGGGACACCACTACTTTGCTGGGGTGGATTCAGCAAGAGGCGAAGAGGCAAGTCTGACGGCGGGTGACTACGCGGCAATCTTTGTGTGGAACGCGGAGACTGGAGCGGCGGCGGCAAGGTTCATGGCGCGTGTATCGCCGGAACAGTTGGCCGAGATTGCGGCTGCGTTGGGATTCTACTTCAATGGAGCCATGCTGAATGTGGAACTCAACAATTTGGGGTATGTGGTGATGAGGGAGTTGCGTGACCGCATCTACTACCCATCACAGTACCTTTGGAAAGGCCGAGACGACAGAGCCGACAAATCCCGCGCTGGCATGGCGTATGGATTTGAAACCTCAGACCGTTATCGCCGCATGATGTTTACCCTGTTCCGCACAGCCCTTCACCGCAAGGAAGTTTTGCCCAAAGACCGCATCCTTGTGACGCAGATGAAAGCGGCAAAGCTGGAGATGAACTTTCGGTGGACGGTGAGGGTGGGCCATGATGATGTGCTGATGGCGGCGTTCCTTGCGTGGATTGCCAAAGAGCAGTACCACCCTGACGTGTGCAAGGTGAGGGCGCAAAAGAACCTGTTGCTGCCCAAGGAAGACTTGGAAACGGCCAATATGCCAAGGGAAGCACCGGGGAAGATGCCGGAGTGGTCAAAGGACGGGTTTGTAACGGCACTTGGAAGCATCCTGACAACAGGCAACGACCATCTGCGGAGGTTGCAAGCGTACAACAGGCGCAAGAATATGCCGGAAAGACTGTCAGGGGTGTAGGAGCATGAATGAAAGCATCAATTCAGGGAACAAGCCTTCTTCTGGAATTCGACTCAAGCGAGTTGGCGCAAGTCCAGCAATGCCTTCTGGCGTTGTCCCAAAATGGGATTCCAGTGATGCAATCCCAATCGACCAACACTCACGTCGTTCTGACGGAGGAGCGGCTGGCGCAAGTGGAGACGCGAAGGGTAAGAGAGAGCTTGCAGAAAGCAAACGAGGGCGAAATTCAGGCAAGGTTGAGCGCGGGATTGCTGCCATTCAAGGCACAGCAAACTCCCCCGAAGGTTCCGATGAGGAACAGCCCTCGACAGACAGCAAAACAGTTCGCGGGGGAGAGTCCAAGTCAAAACCCAACTCCAATGCCCTTGAGGAAGCAAAGCGAGTCTTTGCTGACATTGGGGAGCGGTTCAACCAAAACCGGAAGAAATCTAAGGCGAGTGCCTACGAGCAGTACCAGCGCGACTTGATGGACAACATGGACATTCTGGTGTTGGGCGAAGTGATTTCGCTCAAGGACATAACGGCTACCATCACTGACCTTGAGGGGTTCATGCGCGACAACACATCCGACCAAGGCAAGTCTCAGGCTCAGTTGTTGGCGGAGTGGTTGAGTGTTGACCCGCAGGAAGTATTGGGTAGTAGCGGCGCAACTCAAGAGGATGCGTAAAAGGGGTAATGCTACCATTCGGAAGAGGAGTGTGTCATGGACAGAGCCAAGTATCAAATGACCGCACCGCCCGAAGAAAAGAAGGGCGCAGACGCTCAGGAAAAAGACAAGTATTCGACTGAGCGCAAGAATTTCCGCAAGGCTGGCAAGACTCCCAACGGGCGTTCTGGCCGGGGAAAAATCAAGACAGCCAAGCGCAGCACCCACAAAAAGGGACACGGGCGGTACTAGCCCCTCAAAGACTGACCGGGGAATCCTTTGGCAAACGTATATCAAATCTCTGCGAACAAGAAGTCTGACCCAGACGAGTACCGCGATGCGCGAGCAAAGCACATTGAGGAATGGGTAAGGGCATCGGAAGACTACCGCAACAAGCAGTTGGGCGAGAGTTTTTTCAAGAACGCGCAGGAATTGTATGCGATGAAAGACCCCGGAACTCCCTCACCAAGTTTTCGTCCCCTCATACGTATTCCCATGCTCCAGCGAATCATGCTGGAAGAAGCCAACCAGATTTCCGACACTTCCCCTCAAATCTACATCTTTGGTGACAAGGATAGAGACAAGGACAGGGAAAAGGCTTTGCAAGCGCAGTGGAACGCTGCCAAGGTGAGCCAACACACCCTGTACGCCTCACTGACGGCGCGGTACTGCGGAACGGGCTTCCTTGTGTCGGGTTTTGACCCTGACCTTCGCAACGGAAAGGGCGGGATTTGGGTAAAGAGCGTTGACCCGCGCATGGTCGGTTTTGACCCAGCCACGGACTACACCTGGGACCCCTCCTACGTCTACTACGGGACGTGGATGAACCTTGAGGACGTTCGGCTCAAGTGGCCTCACACTGGCAAACTGGTACGGCCACGCAAGGGTACAGCATCTCCCGCACCGTTGTCTGGAGATACCGGGTACGGCTTCCAGATGCCCACAGGCCCAATGCAGTCAATTCCGGGTATGCCTGTGTCGGCTTCACAGCGCAAGTTCTCATCGGACACTCAGGTTTTGGTGCGCCACGTTTACTGCAAGGACTACACGCGAGAAGTGGTGAATGGAGACAACCGCCCGATTGAGGGAGAGTTGATTGACCCGGAATTGGCACTCAAGTATCCCAACGGGCGGTGGTTGGTAGAGTGCGAGGGAATCATTTTATCGGATGGGGACAACCCGTATCCGAGACGGTCAGACATTCAAGCTCCTCACTTCCCGATATTCCCGTTGTGGGCATTGCCGCCACTTGATGGCGCGTGGGCAACTCCAGTTACGTCCATGACGGTTGATATGCAGAACCTCGCTCAGAGGTTTTACACGCAAGCCTTTGAAAACACTATCCGTTTGAGCAATGGGGTGTGGTTTATTGACAACAACACTGGCATTGACCCGGAAGCGTTTGGCGGGTTGCCGGGTGAGGTTCAGGTCAAAAACGCAGGGTCAAAGACTCCTGAGTGTGTGACACCCAACGCTATCAGTTCGACAGCCATGCAGATGCCGGAAACCTTGCTCAAGTTGCAGAATCAGGTACTTGGCTTTGGTGAGGCGCGGCAGGGCAATCCGGGGGCTGGCAACATCTCGACAGACCTATTTGATTCATCCGTGTTGCAGTCGTCCGGCCTGTTGCAGTTGTCCGGCAGGTTGATGGCTGGCACGTTGCAGATGCTTGGCGAGTTCATGTTCTACACTATGGGTCGCTACATGAGGCGACAGCATATGCCGTTGCGTGGAAACGATGGCATTGAGATGGCTGAGTGGCAAGGTTTAATTCGCCCTGACCAGTACGATGTGATGCTGGACGAGGGTTCGATTCGCCCGATGAGTGATGCGGTAATTCGGCGGTTGACTCCTGAGTTGATGAAGACTGGTATTGTGGCAACGGAGCGCGGATTGCGAACGTTGGGATATCCGGGTGCGGAGGAGATTGCTGAGGAGCAGCGTCACAACCTTGAGTTGCAAGCACTAGCGCGAACGAAAGGAAAGAAATGAACTGGTATGGTCATTGGGTGACAACAGAGGAATTTGCCCGAATCATGGGACGGCCTCACAGGACGGTTCAGGAATGGGCAGCAAACGGAACGATGGTTGAGTTTGGGATTCCCGTTTACCGTGTCACTACTGGCCGATGCAACACCAGACATTTCATTTACGCAGCCCCTAGTCTCAGGGGAAAGTAGCGGCGCAACCGTGGGGTTCACAAGCGGTTAGGAATGGTCTAGCTTTATCACAGACCAAACAGCCGAAAGGCTGAGAAGGAACAATCACATGGCAAAGCACGGCAAAAAGCACTCCAAGAAGACCAGCAAGCGCAAGTAATTGCGGTTGCAAGTGATTGGGAAGCAGGAGAACACAATGCCCAAAGCGACAAAAATCGTCAAGGACTACGGGAAACCGGGAAAGTTCCTGCGAACCATGAGAGCTAAGGAAGCCAAGCGCGGTGGGAAACCCCGTTCGTAGCTTCCCATAACCGGAGACGAAGAAGCTGGCCTTCGCGCCCGTCTCCACAGTTTGCGAAGGAGGTACACATGGCTCATCGTGGTGGTCGTCGCGCCCGTCGTCGTGTTGCTCGCCGGAAGTAATTGGCGGAGACAGATTTTTAACAGGGGGCCGGAGTTCCGGCCTCCTACCCCAAGGAGGGGAAATGGCAAAGCACACTGGTTCTCTCGGCGGATTTGGCAATACCTTCGATGCCGACATTCTCAAGTCGCCTCTCACTGTGGGTCGCCCCTCGAATGAGCCGGGGCCGGACGTTCGGAACAACCCGATTGCTCGTCCCGCTGACCCGTTGAACCTGATTCCGATGGATTCCAAGAAGGCTGGAGGCCGGTAATGAAGGGAAGCAAGATGAAGTCCCGCCCGTTCGTCCACCGTCATTCTTCGGTGGTTCGTCACACGCTCAAGTCGCACCCTCGCCGCACGAAGCGGTGGTAGGAGACAGATGGCTACTTCCG